AGCATCTGTCCATGTTCCACCAATAAAACCATCACCAGTTTTACGAACAATCGTTCCACTTATTGCCAACTTATCATTAATGAGACCTGAGTTGTAGTTGATAGTAGATTTCATAAATCCACCCTCTCCTACTTCTTGCTTGAACTTACCACCTTTTTCCTGAGCTGCAGGGTCTGTGATAATGTTCATAGTTCCACCGATCGATGGCGTTGCGAGATTGACTGCAGATAATCCTCTTTGCATCTGAATAGAAGATGTAGCATCACCTACACCATCCCAGTTAGACCAATAGACCCAACCATTTTCCATATCATTTTGAGGAACACCATTAATCATAACAGCAACGTTTCTTTGGTTGAAGCCACGTACATTAATACGAGCATCACCAGCACCACCACCTTGTTGTGTAGCGTATACTGATGGTGTAGTATTCAGAATCATTGGAATGTCCTGAGAACCTAATCTCACTTCCATTTCAGCTTTACTAACATTAGTATAAGCAACAGGTGTTGTTTCATCAGCACGAGAAGCAAGAACCTCTAACGCTGACATCGCAATAGCATCTATCACTAATGTGAAATCAGCTATCACGTCACTTGAATCCACCGTAACCGCATTAGTTACTGGTGAATACCCTATGAATGAAGCAATTACATTATAATCCCCAACAGGTACATCAATACTATAGAAACCATCATTATCTGATACTGTTCCTAGGTTTGTACCTTCGATTACAACGTTTGCGCCAACCAAAGGTTTATCTCCATCACTAACAACTCCTACTACAGATTGTCCAACTAAGAAAATCGGCATTAGAAATATTAACAACGAAGATAATAGATTACGTTTATTCATAAAACGTCTCCTTGTGTTTTTTTATTGTTAAGACACATTTTTTCACAGGTGTGTCGTCTGCCTGTCCGCAAGTTTAATTAGCATAATCTTGATCATCATTATCGCCAGTTGTTGGGATAATCTCACACGAATCATTGTTACAGAATTTATCTACTTCTGCTTCTTCATGTTTGATTACACCAAATGAAAGTTTACCAAGTTTCTTAACTTGTTTATTGTACTCCTTCTCATCTATAGCTTCATACGGCATCTGTGGATATGCTCCGTAATCATGTCTTGGTAAAAGGGATATACCTTTTAGATGATATTGATAATAATTTAAAGCGGGTGCTATTTGTTCACCCTCTGTTTCTGGATTGAATGTAACCGTACAACTTACTTGGTTGTCTGCCCAATGTCGTTGAAGAAAAGCGGCTAAACTGAATTGTTCCCAAATCGAAAGCTCAGCCGCTGTTCTTATTCCCTCTCCTACGTCCACCGGCACTTCTACAACCATTGTTGTATCTTCTGAACCAAAGGCGGGCTCTATTTTATAACCTGCTTTTTTCATAGGTTCTAATAATTCTGAATGTTTAGAAACTCTAATTCTTCTAATATAAAATCTACTTTCGGGATAATGTAAACCTGGAGTAGCGCCAGCCAACAATGAAACTGTTCCACTTGGTTTAACCGAAGTAGTTTTAATTGAGTTTGGTACAGCAAACCAATCAGAGTACATATCATCCCATTCTTGTATGACATCGTATCCATCATTTAACCACTCCTTTAATGTTCCCAATCCTCTATGAGTAATGAATTGAGCGACACCACTTACACTACAACCTATACGTCTATTTCTTAACATAACTCTGTTTGTTTCTGACCAATGAGTTCTTCCAAGTGTTACTGTTTTAGCATATAGATAAGCATACTTTAGAGTTCTCGCATAATCTTCAAAGTCATCATGATTATCAGGAAAAGTTTCAACTAAACAACATAACTCATATGACTCCAATGTTTGTTCTAAACATGGATTACCACCAGCAGCTCTATGGTCTTTATCATCTCCACCATTCTTCATACGAGAATACTTTCTCATATTATCTAACCAAGCAAAACCTGGTTCTCCATTGTCTACTATTCGTTTGGCAGCCTCAGTATAATCCATACCCAACTCAGCAAATACCGAATTGTTTGATGTCCATCCATACTGGTCTCTGTGTGGGTTTACTTCATAGTTTTTTAAATCTAAATATTCTTCTGAATCCGGATCACCAAATACAATTTCAGCAGTTCTTCTTACATTACCAGCAACTACACATTTTCCTATAAGATTCATAATATCAACAATTGTAGTGATTGTGATTGGTTCTCCACTATTCTTTTCTAACACCTTTCTGATATCTTCATGCACCTCTTCCAATGGTTCGTAACCACTAGCTACCCCACCAAAACCTGATATAGGTTCTCCAGCTACTCTTATTTTTGTATAATCAAATTCTACAGGTGCTTGTCCGTGAAAATAACTTTCTAATAATAATTTAAGTGATTCAACCCAACCCTCACGATTATCAGGTATTTCAAATAATTGTCCATCTCTATTTTTATCAACTCCTTTTACAACTATCTCTCCTGCACCTTTTGTATCGAACCCAACACCAACACCCAACATACTTGCATCCATAAGAAAACAGAATGGTTTTGAGTAATCTTCTTTAAGAGTTTTTGTTGATACGAAAGCACAATTGTTGAGAGCTGCATATAACCCTTTTTCTTCTGTGATAGGAGTTCCCATAGCCCAAAGTCCTCTGCCTGGTGGTAGGAACTTCATAGTAAAAATTCTTTCATACATATCTTGAGCTGATTTCTGTGCCTGCCACGGATTCCAACCCAGCTGATGTGAGTTAATCCAATTCATTTGCATTGAATAAGTTCCTTCTACAACCCTTTGTACTGTTTCCCACCATCTTTCGTTTTTACCATCTTCTTTTATTCTTGAATAGGTTCTCATATAAACTAATTCACCCAAACCATTAAAGCCGAATGGTGGCTTTTTTCTTTTATATTTATTTATAAAATTTTCTGACAACTGAAATTTTTCCATCGTAACTCCTATTAACTTTTTTCATACATTATTAAATATAATATATACTAATTCTTATCTACTCAAAACCACCCATATCTTTATATTTTTTTGATAAAGTTTTTCTTAGGTACTCTTCTGAATTATCCATCTTACCTTGAGCCTCTTTACCACCCTGCGTTGAAGCCTCATACACTTCTATAAGGCCTGTGTTTGTATTGATGTTTGCTGGGAAAGTAATTCCATCAATACCAAATCTATTTTTAATCACGTGAAATCTACCTGTGTTAGCTATCTTATCTTCCACCTTACGACTTACCGACATAACAAAGTCAGCAGTCATCACCTTACTATAATCTTCAGCAACCTTAGTAGCATCAATCACATCCTCTTCCAACGAACTACGATTAGCCTGAGAAGCTGTCCATATAGGAATATCAAACTCACCAGCTATACCACGAAGATTCTCATAGGTTTCACCTGTAGCATGTCTCTTCTCTTTATAGAATGTAGTTGGTTTTAGGATATCAGCATAATCAACTATGACAGCATCAGGTTTTATTTCCTGTATCTCCATCTGTTTAAGATGGGAAGCTAATGTGTTTACTGTAGCAGAACGAGTTGGATAGTATTTGATAATCAACTTACCCTTTAGTTTATCAATAGTTTTTTGAACATCTTCTTGATAGTATTTTATATTAGCAGTTGGTGTTCCACTAAATACTGTATCATATCTAAGTCCAACATAAGATTCATTTAACTCTAATGTATAATGAACTACAGTCTTACCCTGCCTTACTAAGTGAGACGCAAGAGATTGTAAGCACCAAGTCTTACCAATACCAGCAGGCGCAACTAACACACCTAACTCACCACCTGCTAATCCACCATCCATCACACCATTAACAGAATCCCAAGGTGTTGGTAGGGTAGCTCTTACTGATTCTGTAAGCCTATCGTTCAGAGATATGATATAGTCATGTCCTAAATCTCTTTCACTACCAGCTTTCATAGCTGCATCTATTAACACTTTTATCTCATCATACTTTTTTTGTTCTAATAAATCTACTGATTCCATAATAGAACTTTTAATAACTTGATTCTTACAAAACCCTAATGTTTCTCCTTTTACGAACTCCAAATCAGTAGCCTCTATATTTCTCCAAGCTTCTTTAAGATTCTCAATAACGGATACTTTGAGAATCTCATCATCCATCTGATTAATTTTAACTTTAAGAACTTCTAATGTAGGAGCTTTTCTAAACTCCATAAAATATTTACTTATCTTTGTAGACAACCATTTATTAGCATCTGAATCAAAGTATGCTGGTTCTAATATATCACTTATAGTTTGTATAAACTTATTATCCGACAATAAAGATGAGATTATCTTTGATTGAAATGTCGGACCGAATTGATTAAAATTTTCATTCGCCATATAATTCTTTTCTTTGTTGCTCCATTAATTCCATTTGTTTCTTCCTACGATAACGTTCTCTAGCTTTTGCTTGTAGAGCCGCTCTATTCTTATAATAGTAATCCATAGACCACTTTCGTTGTGCTTCCTTTCTTTCTGTCTCTGTATTGTATTTACGTTTTCTTCCCATGAGTTTTCTCAGCCATTTGATTGAGTTTAGCAAAACATTGAACTAACCAACTATCCATGTTTGGTAGTGTAGCAAATAATCTGTCCTCTATGAATCTTTTCTGAAATTGTATCTTATTCAATCTGTTGATTGGTTCTCTAACTTTATCTAAGATTTTAGTTTTAGCAGAAGCGCTGATATCCACTTCATCTAATTGCATCAACATATAATTTCTTTTCAATAACTCCTCACTCTCTTTGAGTTTTTCATCTTCATTAATAATATCTGCAATATTAAGTATCTTATCTTCGAGTAAAAATGGTAATTTTTTTTGAATAGTTTTCAATCCCCATCCACGAACTCCATCTATGTTATCAGACTTATCTCCATCGATTGCTCTGTAAACAGCAAAGTTATGAGATGGAATACCATAATCCTTAGTTGGTGACCAAACCGACACTCTGTGATTTACCAACTGAAGAAAGTCTTTGTCTGTAGACATCAAAACTATCTTAGATGTTTTCATCACCTGTTTTGTGAGATAAGCCATCGTATCATCAGCTTCTATATTTTCAATAGTGATTGTAGTGAGTGGAAGATAATCTAAATAATCAATTACTCTAGTTAATTGCATAACCATAGATTGATGTTCATCTTCCTTTGTGTTAAAGTCATAGGAACGATTAAGTCTTTCCGACATATTCCTACCAGCCTTATACTCTGGAAATAGTTTCTTTCGGCGGTTAGACCCACCCTTACCATCAAATACAATAATGGTTCGAGTAG